ATCTTGTCTAAGTCTGGAGCTGATGCTAAGAAAATGTTCACAGACAAGGTTGTACCAATATCCGTCAACTACCCGTTCTTTTTCAAACCCATCCAGGACGGTATGGACAGGCCAAAGACCGAGCTTGCCTATAGGATTCCAGCCAGTAGACTCACTAGGAAGTCTATACAAAATAAGAAAGATAAAGAATTACTCGAGGGGCTTGATACCACGATCGACTGGAAGAACACAGGCGACAACTCCTACGATGGGGAAAAACTTAAACTTCTCGTCCACGATGAATCGGGGAAGTGGGAAAGGCCAGACAACATCCTTAATAACTGGAGGGTTACAAAAACGACACTAAGATTAGGAGCCAGGATTATTGGCAAATGTATGATGGGCTCAACGTCGAACGCATTAGACAAGGGAGGAGAGAACTTTAAAAAATTATATAATGATTCTGATGTTACCAAACGAAATAGAAACGGACAAACTAAGTCAGGATTATATTCTTTGTTCATACCTATGGAATGGAATTACGAAGGATTCATTGATTCTTTTGGGATGCCTGTATTCGAAACCCCACTTAAGCATTGTGAGGGACCATATGGAGACGTTATAGACGTCGGGGTTATAGAACATTGGGATAATGAGGTTGAGGGATTAAAAGGCGATCAGGATGCTCTAAATGAGTTCTATAGGCAATTTCCACGAACAGAGGAGCATGCGTTCCGGGATGAGACTAAAAACAGTATATTTAATTTAGTAAAAATATACGAACAAATAGACTATAACGAAGACTTAAAGAATAGTAGCGTTGTTACCACTGGGAGTTTTTCTTGGGAAAACGGTATTAAAGATACTAAAGTAAGATTTACGCCTAATCCCCAGGGAAGGTTTAAAGTTAGCTGGGTTCCAGACCGTGGCCTGCAAAATAGGCAGGTAATAAAAAACGGTGTTAAATATCCGGGTAATGATCACATAGGGGCATTTGGCTGTGATAGCTATGACATATCAGGAACAGTAGGAGGCAGTGGGTCGAAAGGTGCTTTGCACGGATTAACTAAATTTTCAATGGAAAATGCACCTCCTAATCATTTTTTTTTAGAATATATAGCACGGCCACAAACAGCTGAAATGTTTTTTGAAGATGTACTTATGGCTTTAGTATTTTATGGAATGCCGTTATTGGCTGAAAATAATAAACCTAGATTGCTGTATTATTTAAAAAGAAGAGGATACAGGGGCTATTCAATGAACAGACCAGATAAGCTATGGAATAAACTTTCCGTAGCAGAAAAGGAAATAGGCGGGATACCGAACTCAAGCGAGGATATAAAGCAAGCACACGCAGCAGCTATCGAAAGCTATATAGATAAACACGTAGGTTTGCTGGATGATAATAGTTACGGCACCTTGTATTTTAGTTCAACATTAAATGATTGGTCTAAGTTTGATATAAACAAAAGAACAAAATTTGATGCCGCAATAAGTAGCGGGCTGGCTATAATGGCATGTAATAAAAACCTTTATAGACCAATACCTTCAACACAAAAACAAAAACTAAATTTAAATATTGCTAAATATAATAATGGCAGTAATATTTCAAAAATAATAAAATAAGTATGGCTGAATCAGTTGTAAAAAGTTCTTTCCCTAGTCAAGTTGCTAGTGACGCTGAAAAAATTTCTTCGGAATACGGCTTAAAAGTTGGACGAGCAATTCAAGACGAGTGGTTCAAAACAGATTCTGGAGCTAATTCAAATAGATTTGTTAGTAACCAACACACTTTTCATAAATTACGATTATACGCAAGGGGCGAACAGCCTATACAAAAATACAAAGATGAGTTGTCAATAAACGGTGATTTATCTTATTTGAATTTAGATTGGAAGCCTGTGCCTATTATTCCTAAGTTTGTAGATATCGTAGTAAACGGTATGGCGGAAAGGAACTTTGATATAAAAGCATATTCTCAAGATCCGTATGGGGTGAGCAAAAGAACACAATATATGGAAGATGTTCTTAGAGATATGCACGCTAAGGACCTATCAGATTTTGTGCAAAATGAATTTGGTATATCTATATTTAAAACAAATGTAGAGGATTTACCTGAAACAAAAGAAGAATTAGAAATACACATGCAGCTGACCTACAAGCAAGCTGTAGAAATAGCTGAAGAGCAGGCAATAAACACTTTGCTAGAGGGTAATTCTTATGATCTTACGCAAAGAAGAACTTATTATGATTTAACTACGATAGGTATTGGAGCTGTAAAAAACAGATTTACATTATCAGAAGGTGTGGTGGTTGATTATGTAGACCCGGCTAATTTAGTTTACTCATATACTGAATCGCCATATTTTGAAGATATATACTATGTTGGTGAAGTAAAAGACATTACAATAAATGATCTTAAAAAGCAATTCCCAAGTTTAACAAATGATGATTTAGAAAAAATATCTAAAACGTCTTACCAAAGCAATAGTTTTTATAACAGACCATTAAACAACTCTGCGTCTCCAGACGTTAATACAGTGCAGGTACTGTATTTTAATTTTAAAACCTACATGAACGAGGTTTACAAGATTAAGGAAACCGCTACAGGGGCTAGTAAAATAGTTTTAAGGGATGATCAATTTGATCCACCTGTAGAGATGTTAGAAGAACAATTTGGTAAGCTTTCAAGGTCTTTAGAGGTTTTATACGAAGGAGTATTAATACTAGGTACAGACTATTTGTTAAAATGGGAAATGGCTAAAAATATGATGAGGCCAAAAAGCGACTATACCAAAGTATTAATGAACTACAGTATTGTTGCCCCGAGAATGTACAAAGGCAAAATTGAGTCTTTAGTGAGTCGTATAACAGGCTTTGCTGATATGATACAACTTACGCATTTAAAGTTGCAGCAGGTATTATCTCGTATGGTACCAGATGGTGTTTATCTTGACGCTGACGGCTTAGCCGAAGTCGACCTAGGTAACGGAACAAATTACAATCCTCAAGAAGCATTAAATATGTTTTTCCAAACAGGTTCTGTAATTGGTAGGTCGTTTACTCAAGAAGGTGATATGAACCCGGGCAAAGTGCCTATTCAAGAAATAACAAGCGGTTCTGGGGGTAATAAAATGGCGGCCTTAATTAATACGTATAATTATTATCTACAAATGATTCGAGACACAACGGGTCTAAACGAAGCTAGAGACGGTAGTACGCCTGATTCAAGAGCTTTGGTGGGTATACAAAAAATAGCAGCGGCAAATAGTAACACTGCTACAAGGCACATTCTTAATGGAGGTTTATATTTAACGGCTACATTAGCGGAGTGCTTATCTCTTAGAATATCTGACATATTAGAATTTTCACCTACAAGAGATGCTTTTATACAGAAGATAGGCGGCCACAATGCAGCTACTCTTGAAGAAATGGGTGGGTTACATTTGTACGATTTTGGTATATTCTTAGAGCTAACACCAGATGAGGAAGAAAAACAGCAGCTAGAAAATAATATTCAAACAGCGTTGTCTGCAGGTTTAATAGAACTTTCTGACGCTATAGACATCAGGGAAATAAAAAATATTAAATTAGCTAACCAAGTATTAAAGCTAAGAAGAAAGAAAAAGCAAGAGCGTGATCAGCTAATGCAACAGCAAAATATTCAAGCCCAAGCCCAAGCTAATGCTCAAGCACAGCAGGTAGCAGCTCAAGCTGAAGTGCAAAAAAATCAAGCTTTAAAACAACAAGAAATAGAGCTAAAACAAATCGAAGCACAGCTTGCTGAAAGAAAAATGCAATTAGAGGTTCAGTCCAAAATGCAACTAATGAATTTAGAATTTCAATACAATATTCAGCTTAGGAACATGGACACTCAGCAAAAAGACACTATTGAGAATTCCAAAGAAGACCGAAAAGACAAAAGAATTAAAATGCAAGGCTCTCAGCAAAGCGAGCTAATTGATCAAAGAAAAAATAATACGCCACCAAAAAACTTCGAATCTAGCGGAAACGATATATTAGGAGGTGGATTTGACTTAGGTTCTTTCGAGCCCAAGTAATAATAGTAATAGTAGTAATTTTATAATATTTTATCATGGAAAACAAAGAAAACGAAGCAACTAATCCTGAAGAAATTAAACAGGAAGTAGTGCAAGAATCAGGCCCCGTAACAAAGGACGAAGATGGCACGATTAAAGTTAATTTATCAGAATTAAATAACACGGAAGAAAATGCCATTCAAAACGAAAGCCCAGATGACAGCAATGATGTTGTCGAGCAACCCGAAAACGAGACAAGTAGCGAAGAAGTGGTTCAAGAAGTACGGGAGCCCGAGCAAGTCGAGGAATCAGCACTTGAAGAAATAATAGAAGAAGAAGTTCAAGAGCAAACAGAGCAACTAACCGAGGATGTTGCAGAAGCAATTGCGGAACAAAAAGAAACAGGTATTGAATTACCTGAAAATATTCAAAAAGTTGTTGACTTTATGAACGAAACCGGCGGCAGCTTACAGGATTATGTAAAGCTAAATACCGATTATTCGTCATTAAATGAAGCACAATTGTTAAAAGAATATTACGAAAACACAAAACCTCATCTTGATAAAGAAGAAATTGACTTTTTAATGGAAGACAATTTTTCTTATGACGAAGAGTTAGACGAGGAAAGAGATGTCCGTAAAAAGAAAATAGCTTATAAAGAAGAGCTAGCAAAGGCTAAGAATCACTTAAATGGATTAAAGTCTAAATATTACGAAGAAATTAAAGCTGGATCAAAATTAAATCCAGAACAGCAAAAAGCAGTTGAATTTTTCAACCGCTATAACAAACAGGAAGAGAAAGCAACGCAGCAAAAAACTACGTTTTTAAATCAGACCAATCAGGTTTTTAATAAAGATTTCAAAGGTTTTGAATATCAAGTTGGAGACAAAAAGTATAGGTTTAATGTTAAAAATGCAAGCGAGGTAAAGACTACTCAAAGCGACATTAATAATTTTGTTAAGAAGTTCTTAAACGATAAAAATGAAATGTCAGATGCTAGGGGTTATCATAAATCTCTATTTACTGCAATGAACCCTGATGCAGTCGCAAAACACTTTTATGAGCAAGGCAAAGCCGACGCTATGAAAGACAGTATGGCCAGAACGAAGAATGTCAATATGGATCCGAGAGGGGTTCATGAAAACACGACTCTTCAGAACGGCTGGAAAGTGCGATCTGTTAATGGTGTAGATTCTTCCAGATTAAAGATAAAAATAAAAAAATAAACAATTTAAAATTAAAAAACTATGAGTTTTCCAACACCGGGTATTGGTGCCCAATTAAATCACCAAACTCCACGTCCTACTAAAGGGTTGTTTGCGGACAACTACCTTTCATTAGCTGACATGGATTTTACACAACAGTTTTTACCAGAAGTGTACGAAAAAGAAGTAGAAAGATACGGTAACCGTACTGTTTCTGGATTCTTACGCATGGTAGGAGCAGAAATGCCAATGGCTTCTGACCAAATTGTATGGTCTGAACAAGGGCGACTACACATCGCAATGGATGACTGTTCAATTACAGTAGCGCAAGCTGGAAATAACACTATTCAATTTACAGCTGATCCAGCGGGAACTGCTGGGTTACAGAGTGCAGCTGAAAAAGCGGAATTGATTAACGCAGGCCAGACAGTTATTATTGCAAAAGACGGCGTTGTTGTTAAGGCAAGAGTAACAACCGGAGGCGATGGCACAGCTACAACTATAGCAGTGGCTCCATACAACGCTCAAGACTTGAATGCACTTCTACCAACACCTGCTGGGGACATTACTGATGTTGCCGTATTTGTTTATGGTTCTGAGTACAAAAAAGGCTCTTCTGTTGTTGCGGCACAACCAAATGCTAAATTCACACAATTCAGCAACAAACCTATCATACTTAGAGAAAAGTATGCAGTAAACGGTTCAGACGTTGCTCAAATTGGGTGGGTTGAAGTAACTACTGAAGCTGGAACTGGAGGATACCTATGGTACCTAAAGTCTGAGCATGAAGCTAGGTTACGTTTTGAAGATTATTTAGAAATGTCTATGATTGAAGCCGTACAAGACAACGGTGGAGGCGGTGGAGATTCTGCTGGTGATAATGGCTTTACTGGATCTGAGGGTCTTTTTGCTGCTATCGAAAGTAGAGGCTTAACTTTTAATGATCCTGATTTTGCAAACGCTGTACCAGCTACTGGTATTGGAGAGTTTGATTTAATTTTAGGAGAGCTAGATAAGCAAGGGGCTATTGAAGAGAACATGTTGTTCTTAGATCGTAGCACTTCTTTGGATATCGACATCATGTTGGCTGCGCAAAATTCTTACGGAAGTGGAGGTACATCTTATGGTGTATTTGAAAATTCTGAAGATATGGCACTTAACTTAGGATTTAGCGGATTCCGAAGAGGATCTTACGATTTCTATAAGACAGACTGGAAATACCTAAATGATTCAACTACAAGAGGAATGGTTAATGACGTTCTTGGAGTTATTGTACCTGCAGGTGTCTCTACGGTTTACGACCAAATTTTAGGACAAAATATTCAACGACCATTTTTACACGTACGCTACAGAGCTTCTGAAGCTGACGATCGTAGATTGAAATCTTGGATTACAGGTTCTGTTGGTGGCAACTACACGAGCGAAGAGGACGCTATGAATGTTAATTTCTTATCAGAAAGAGCATTATGTGTTCAAGGAGCTAATAACTTTGTTATTCTTAAGAAAACACAAAATTTCTAATAAGAAGGCAAATTAATGTAATTATTACCCTCGTTATATCGACGGGGGTAATTATTACTCTTATTAATTATTTAATTTTATTATATCATGGCGAAAAAAGCTGAAGCAGTAGAAAAACCCGAGGTTGCACCTCAACCAAAAATTACAAAAAAAGAAAAAATACAACAACCAGTAGAACCAGTGTGGGAAATAAAAGATAGGCTTTATAATCTGGTAGACAGATTAGGAAAACCTATAGTTTATTCTTTAGCCTCTAAACATAGTGCTAAGTTTCCTTTACTGTATTTTGACGAAAAACTCGGATATCAAAGAGAGTTAAGATATGCCACTAATCAAAAGTCTGTATTTGTAGACGAGCAAAAAGGGCAATCAACTTTAGGTAGAATAGTTTTTAGAGACGGAAGGTTGTATGTTCCAAAAGAACAACAAAATTTACAAAAATTATTATCTTTATACCACCCTTTAAGAAACAAATATTTTTCTGAAGACAAGCCAAGAGAGCAAGCAATGAATGAGGTAGAATACATTAACTACGAAATTCAAGCTTTGCTGGCTGCTAAAGAAATGGACATCGAAGGATTAGAAGCAATATTAAGAGTGGAGTTCGGTGAAAGAGTAGATTTATTATCTTCTAGCGAATTAAAAAGAGATGGATTAGTTTTTGCTAAAAGAAACCCTATATTGTTTTTACAACTTGCAAATGATGAAAATGTAGAGTTAAGAAATATAGGTGTAAAGGCGGTACAGCAAGGAATTATATCTTTATCACAAGATCAAAGAACATTTTCTTATGGCGAAACCGGCCGAAAATTAATGACAGTGCCATTTGACGAGCATCCATATTCCGCGTTAGCAGTATTCTTCAAAACAGATGAAGGTATGGACGTTTACAAACATATAATTAAAAAATTATAAGTCACTAATTATAGTAGCTAGGCCGCTGTAATAGTGGCCTAATTACTATAACTAATAATAAACAACAATATGCCAATAAATGTAAACACAGTATATCAAAGAGTTTTAGGTATATTAAATAAAGAACAGCGAGGGTATGTAACCGCTCAGGAATTTAACTTGTTTGCTAATCAAGCACAGCAAGATTTATTTGAGCAATACTTTTATGATATAAATCAATTTGGAAGATTACACGGTAATGACACCGAGTATTCAGATATGCTAACCATACTTGATCAAAAAATAAGCCCTTTTAAAACATCCGCGTCATTAGCATATAACCAAACAACTCTTCACTTTGATCTTCCGGCTGATCTTTATAGGCTAGGAAGTATTGTATATACAAATGCTATCACAGATGGATTCACAGCTACAACGGAGCTTGTAGAGGCTGAAAGAATTAATCAAAACGAATTATTATACATAAACTTATCTCCATTAACAAGGCCCGTTAATAGACGTCCTATATACGCTCAAAACACGCAGGGCGTTAAGGTATACGGCGACGCAGAGCTTACGTCAAGCGTTAGCTGTAATTATATTAGAACACCGGCCACTGTACAATGGGCATATCAAATTGTTTTTGATGAACCCTTGTATGATGCCT